ATTGCTCGGCCCATTGCTATGTCTTGAAGTAGCTGGTCATGCTCCCCCTGTGTTCTTCCTCTAATGTTGGAAACAAGGGGATCAATATAAGTGTCTTCGTAATAAAGAGGCTGTCTTTGCATGCCAGGAGAAAATCCTCCTGTGCTGCTAGGGTCAGGAACCCCAGGGTCTACAATACCAGTCCCACTTAATCCTCTATCAAGTTCACCCGGTGCAACTTCTCCGGTAACTCCAGGAACAGCAGCTCCGCCCGGCTCATTGTATGTGGGATTAGGTGCAATGCCTGTTGATGTTCCACCTGTATCAACATTTTCAAAACCAACGCTAGAGTCAAAATAATTTTCACTTAAAGGGTTAGTGTCACTCATGGGCTGTGTGGCTACAGGATCAACACTGCCAGTGGCGCCGCCTGCCGGCTCTTCAGGTTGAGCAGCAATTTCGCCAAGAAGCTTATCCTCATTGTCATTTTTTGCAGCAAACATATTGCCAAAATTCATGTCAAATTTATTACTGCCTAAGCTAAAGTTATAAGCCATCAGTCTGCCCCAGTAGTGTTTGTTTCAGTTGTTCTGTAAACGCCCTTCTTGAGTCCTACCTCAAGGGCTATATGGTCAATAGCAAATCCATCGCCAGTTGTTGCTGAGTTATCAGCATCGTAAATTTCAAACTTAACTGCTTCACATTTTTGTTTTGATAGATGCGCTCTAAATTGAAGTTTAGCATCAGTCGCAGATGAAGTCGTAAATGTGTAAGTGTCTACAACAGCGCTGTCATCATAATCGTAATAAACTTTTACAGTCATAATGTGCTTGTCTCTAGACTCACCAAGAATAGAAAATCTGTAAACACGACCAAAACCCATTATTTCATTAAAGGATATCCAGCCTGTCTTGAGTTTTAACGGCATATACGTTGAGCCAATTTTGTAGCTGGTATCTTCTTTTAAAATTTTATCAGCACTTGTAACAACGTAAATAGTGTCATCAATGTTTTCCATGCCTACAATGGTTTCACCGTCTGCTAGGCTGTAAGTATAATTCGCCCAAGCATCTTGCCTGTAGTTGAATGAAAGAACTTTGTCAGAAAGAGCGAATCTAATTGTTTCTGTTTCTTGGTGATGCCTAATTGAAATCACTCTTGAAGAGCCCAGAAGGTCTTTTACTGGAGATCCAATGTATTCAAATCCGTTACCAGACATCCTGAAAATACCTTTAACGTTTTGAAAATACACACTGCCGTCAGTGTATAACGTGGGGGAATTTTTTAACGCCCCAATTGTAGCGCTAATTTGGCGAGGTTTATAAAACTCACCCACTCCAGTTTTAGCCGGACCTTCACCAGCAACAGACCACGTAGAATGTTCTCTGAATATTACAAGCTCATTTCCGGAACTGCACAAAGCCATAGGCTTATCGTGAGATATTCCATCAAGATCTATCTGAAATTCGTCAGACCAGCCAAGCCCAACTTTGTTTTCATATTCTTTGCTAAACCAAATTCGGTTATCTTCTGTAATTGCAAAAATTCGACTTAGATGAGATTCAATATATCTTGCAGGAGGAGGGGCAACATTTGGAAGCACTCCGCCCTCTGTGTAAAGAAATGCCCCAGTAGCAGCGTTTGAGTCAGAAACTTTATCGTGATGACTAATTAAATCAGTGCCTGTAAACGTTGAGTCAATAGGAGGGTTTTCTATAGTTGCTACCCTGTTAAATATATTTCCAGCATTTTGGGTTCTATATAAAACAAGACGAAGACCTCCCGATGTCATACCTTTTATAGACATAGCCAAGCCGTCACAGGTTACAGTTACGCCCGTGTCAGACCCAGTAAGAGTAATTGTTTCTTCGCTTGATGGCTCAGAACGGTGTAAATTGCCAAAGGAATCTTCCCACTCCCAGCAAGCTTTGTATTTGTAAACACCACTAGAGTCTAAACTGCCTGCTGCTGCAGCAGTTAAAGCAAGCCCTGGTTTATAATAGAACCCTGCTTCATGAACTCTTTCTCCTGATGTCGATTTAATACTGCCAGGCGCTACGTACAGCTCACCACCAAGTTGCACTCTTGGTGTTTCATACACAGGTTTGTCTACTGATATCTTTATTAAATGGCACTGGCTATTAATTGCCGTGGTAACAGCGCCGGTAGATGTGTTTGCCCATGTTTGAAGATTCGTAGCTCTTGGCAAGGCACTGTAATAATAGCCCCCGCTATATACAAATCGCGGAGTAATTCCATTAATATGACTTCGAATTAATTCTTGTCTAAAAGTTGATCCAACAATTGATTTATACCAAGTCAGCAACAGCCCAGTAGGGTCGTCTATATGGTCTTGCCAAGCAACAACAGTGTGAAGAGACGTGTCATTGTCTTCAGTGTTTCTGTTTTCTTGAGAAAGAAAATGATGAATTCCTGCGCTTGTTTTAATTGGAGGAAGAGAAATCCATGAATTTTGCCTTGTTGGAGCTGCATCATCATCAAAGGCCCCTGTGCCGCCAGTCACTTGATATCGGCAAGTCTTTGACAAATACGTTGACGAAGTAGTGCCCATCGTGCACCAATATTCAACTTTAGCTCCATCCTCCGAATCACACCACCCACCTGATTCAACCATAACTGTGCCGCTAATTACATCAGTTCCACCAACTGCGCCAGACGTAGGGTCAGCCTCTGTGTGCTGTCTAATGTGAACTGTAGTCCCTACGGAGAATGCATAATAAACCCTGGCAGTTCCCCCAGCAGATGACTTGTAAGCAGTCATGTGTTTCATAGCTGCGCCAGCGTTTACTTTTGCAGCTGACCCAAGGGAACCATTGGTGTCTAACTGGTAAGTTGCATAGTGAGTGCTGCTTGAATACTCGGTATAAACAAGATGAACTTTCTGGTAATTGCCAGAGCCGGCAGTGTATTCAATTACATCAAACCAGTTTTCACCTTCTGTTTGCCTATATACAGATGATGCAACAATGTCTGAGCCTGAGATAGTAAAAGCATCGTGCTTAAACTTTGCTTTACGGATACTAATGTTTCCAGAACTGTCTCTAAATTCATAATAAGCTGCAAAATTATCATCAGCAGCATCAGTATCGCCGTGGGCAACAACTTTTATTTTTCCAATAAAATCATCATCGTTGCCTCTGTTAGCAATGCCTCTGTTTGAGTTAACAATTGTCCCAGTTACAGCGTCAAGGATATCTATCCTGTAAGCGTATCGAACAGCGTTTTGATCTGGATCCCATTCGCCTTGAACATACGCAATAGCAAAATAATCACCGCTATGGCTTAAGGCAATTGATGGCTGTATCTGATGATAGCCACCTGACCCGCTTGCATGAAAAAGTTCTGACTCAAAATAAGAACTAAGGCCAAGACCACTAAAAGCGACAATCTCATTATCAGAACCAACAAGCCCAATAACTGTTTCATCACCTTGAATGATTAAATTATCTCGATAAGAAAACGTGCTTAGCGGATTATAAACAGAAGAAAGATCCCAGTTTGTAGAAGAACAGCCTTTTCGTTTTTCTAGTCTACCTGCTTTTTGAATAACAGCATTTTCTAAAACTTCAAGTTGCCCTGGCTCAAGAACAATATCAGTTGCACTGGTATCAGCACCACGGCCAAGCTGGATTCTGAATATATTTTTCTGCAGTGTCATTAAAATACCCAGACGTTAACGGTAACAGTTCCGCCAGATGTTAAATGCAAATAAGTATTAAGATCAGACTTTCCAGAGTTTTCATCATAAACATGCTGGGCTGCATTTTTTCCAACAACAATATACCCAATAATCTTGCGACCAAGTTTATGAGCAATTTTTAAAGTTGTTCCAGACGACAAGGATACATTTTCAATAAGACGACCATCGACTATCGATGAGCTGGTAACAGGCCGCAAGGTTTCCTCAAGACGATACTGCATTTCCCTCATGCTAACATCTGTTGTGTCAACTTTTTGAAAACTTCTTAGTACCATCGATAAACGCCTAAAGATTATATTTAAGTAGAAAACCAATACCCAGGTAAAATCCCAACAGATTCATCGGTAATGCCCATAGGCTCACCTGCATCACGATTGCGAGAAGCTTCTTCAATTCTGGCTGTTAACCGTTCACGTTCTCTTTCAAGTGCGGTGACTGAAGTTTCTTCTTTCATTCTCATTTTAATTGCTGCTGATACAACTGCATACTCTTCCCAGTTAAACTCAAGGCTTCCATCAGTAGCATCAGAGTCGCCAGTCAGCTTAGTGCAACTAGGCACGTACCAAACTTTTACTGAGTCAGATCCATTTGGCTCCGGAATAAAACTTAAGCTAGACCCATTTAAATTATACCGATATCGAGTGTACCCTTTGTCGGTATAAATAGACGTGTCAGACGCAAACATGTTCCGCTCATTAAATGAGTATCGCGGTATTCGCATAGTATCAGAGCCTTGAGTAATATCGACACCAAGAATTTTATACATATTCGAGATGCCGATAGAACTCAGGGAGTAAGACGATGTCCCACTGGTCAGATTGAACGTGGCAGAGCTGACGTAGTAATCTTCAAATTTAGATACTAGCAAGTCATGAAGCTCACCGAGGCCGGTGTTGATATAATCATTCACTTCGGCATCGCTAAAGAAGTTGTTTCCAACCGCATCAGCAAGACGCCTAGCCCGTGTTCTTAGCTCTGACAGTGTAGACATCAGTAATCATCCTTGTCGTGGCTATCGTAACTGTGTGTACAAATTTTAATAGCATCTTTTAAAGAATCAACAAAGCGAGAACGATCACCATCTTTTAACGCACTAAAGCACTCAAGAGCCGCATCTTCAAAAGCCTCCATATGATCTGACCCTTCCTCAGATTTACTGGATTTTTTCATAGATGCTTCACTACCCAAAATTAAAGCAATGCCTGGACTTTTCATGGTTCCTCCGGATGAAAGAAAGGGGGGCCGAAACCCCCCAGTCTAACAATTTAGCTCAATGTAATACGACAGTTCCAACCCGGAGCTGTGCAGATTACGTTTCCGTAGTAGCCCCAGCGGTACTCGACACCATCATCCGTGGCTTGTCGGAGTCCATTAAGGCCATCAAAGTCAAGAATACGAGGAGCAGAACCAATGGTTCGCATTTCCCAGGTATCCTTCTGAAGCAACCAAATGGTGTTGGCTTGGCAGTTATGATCTGCAAAAACCTTAACAACACCCGTAGGGCCTGCAACATGAAGGGCAGTGAAGCCAACTTGAACTTCATTTGTTCCTTCATCAATGCGAACTTGTGACGCTGCTCCAGTAGGATCAATGTCTTTGGCA